CTGCCTGCTGTCATTTCATCTACAGTGTGCTGCAGCTCATCAGGGATTTCTTTCAAATTGCAGCTGTTCAAAACGTGCTGTACTTCCCCCTGATAAATGTATTCCAGCAATGCCATATCAGAATCTTTAACGCCATACCCTGTCGCACCTTTAATGAGGATTTTTACGTCGGCAATCATAAGAATTACTCCTTGAGAAGAGAAATGATATCAGCTTTTGTATCCGCACCGGAAATATCAATCCCGTTAGCTTCCGCATAATCAATGAGCTGCTGCTTGGTCATCTTATCCAGTGCAACAGCATCATTATCATCGCCATAGTCCTCATCAAGAACGAATCCCTCTTTGAGTAGTTTCTCTTTCTGGAAATCACTTTCTGCATACTGCACCTCATTCAATCTGGTTAATCTTTCCATGATTTACCTCCTTACGCCCCGGTATTAACCCATACACCAGCCAGCTTGTTTGTCGGAATCCAGAGATCATGGAATTTGCGATAATCCAACTTCCACGCATCGGCCTTCTGATTCACGTTCGGTTCGAAGATGCGGATCTTGTCCGTCTTGGAAACCGCAATCGGTGCACGGCGGGCAATGATAATCCAGTTAATTCCTTTTGCAGCAGTATCCGGCTTAAATCCGCCTTTTTCCTGCCCAGCCGTTTTGCCGTCATTGAATACATACGCCGTCTTCATGCGGGCAGAAGGAACGGACAAAATCGGAATCTCATTGTAGGTTTTTACCTTAGTGGTAATTTCACCGGCTTTAAAGTCCGCCGTATCCAAGTACTTAGTAATGTCTTTTGCGTTATTCAGGATAGTACGGATCGGAGTAGCCATGATGATAACAAGAGGTTTCCCTTCTCCAATAATGTCCTGCACTTTTGCGATTTCATCATCCAGCTTTTCCAGAACGTTCGTTTTATCCGGCGTGAAAGTTGCCGTTTCATGAGATGCGCCCTTTGCCAAAGCCGCGATCTTAGAGTAGCGGAACGCATCCACTTCCGGGATAACCTGTGTACGCTGGAACTCACCCATAACATTTCCGGCAGATGCCACAAAATTGGATTCGTCCACGTCCATAGCGTCAAGCATAAACGTGCGCCCGCGATCCTGTGTTAATTTGTAGTCTGCGTATTTCAGAGTTACAGCACCCTGATTGAACCCGTTGTCACGGTCGTACTTAGCAAGCCCGCCAATGGAGATTTCCGGCATTTTCACCGTATCCCCGCCGTTGTATTTTACATTCTGTGCATTAGCTTCCATCCATCCGGAAGTCGCACCTACCAACATTTGCTTATCCAGACTCTGCTGGAAATTCTTTGCATATTCAAGTGTATTAATTGCCATTGTTTAATTCTCCTTTTTTCATTAAATACCTAATGCCTGTTCAAATTGCTGCTGCACAGTCAGTTTTGCCGCATCGCCGCCGTCGGAACCTGATCCGGGATGGATGCCATCCACTTCTTTTTTCTGTTTATCCACGGCATCAAACAGATACGCGTCTGATTTCTGCAGCTCTTTAATTTTGTCGGAAAGTCCAACGACTTCCCCTTTTTCGTCCAGCTTTGCGTCTTTCAAGTCCAGCAGAGCGCGAGCAGCCTTAATGTTCTTTGCCTTTGCCGCAGTCAGAGAACGTTCGACCGCCGCATCCAGTTTCATCTGCGCAAGCTGCGTAGCATGTTCTGTTTCCATAGTCTTGGCAGCCACCTGCATAGCCTCAATCTGTTTCTTAAGGTCCGCATTACTGTCATTGTTCTTTTTTAAACCCTCAATCTGTTTTGATAATTCCCCTTTCTCTTTTTCGGCATTCTTCAGGGCTTCGTTCTTTTCGTTGAACTGTGACTTAGCCACATAATTTTTACCGTAATCCTCCGAAATCTTCGCAACCTGTTCATCAGTCAGCCCCAACGCCTTTAACTCTTCTTTTGTCATAATGATCTCCTTTCGACTTTTTATCGTGGTTTATCCCCCACACCGGAAATACCTGTTCTTTTTCGCCTGCAGTACGGAAAAGGCAATATAAAAGCACCCGTTAAGAGTGCTTTTGAAAACGTATGTTATTTTTATTCTCTACCAATCCGGATGAGTAGTGATTTTAGTGATGATATCTTCGGCAATATTTCTGTCATCTTCATTTAACCCCTGTATATTATCAGCAATAGCATCCACTAAATCCGCGGCTTTCTCATCTTCCATCTCATCAGAAAAACTGAAATGCATTTTCCTTAAGAATATTTTTTCTTTTTCAGTAAACTCATACTGTAGAATCATTTTATTTCCCTTTCTTATATTTCCTCAGGCGAGATTTACCCGTCGGCCACGATGTAATAATAACCCCCGTGTCAGGATTTATATTCACAGTTGTAGCTTCACCGATAAATCTCTGCGAGTTTCCATTTTCTTTTACTACGACCTCTCCAATATGCAGTGGATTTATCAATGCATCTCTAATACCATCTAAATCGAGCTTGCGGACATCTGCCCTTTCCTGTTGGTGTTTAGACAGCTTGGCAATAGTAATTCCGTTACTGGTTTTTAACCCGGTCAATGCCCCGGTATCGGTATTCTTTACGTATTTATTATACCATTCCTCATAATGCAAATCACCTTCAACAAATACCGTCTTCCCTGTTGATAGGTCACGTGCCGCCCTCGTTGCTTCTGTAGCATCTGTTACGCCTTCAATATACGGAACCGTCGTAGAGCGGCAGTAGCAGTGGAACGGCGGCATGGTAATCCCTGGCTTGGCGTCTTTTCGGTCAAACACCTTTTTATCCAAGTGCCGGCAGATGTCCGATGTCTTCAAATCCAGTACAGCCAGTATCTGATATTGTTCCACGTCCAATGTATCGTAAGTATCAAGCATTGCCTTTTCCTGCACATAGGCCGTTTCCGTTTCCACCAAACGACGGGCATTGCTGAACGATACATTAAATCGTTTTTGTATCCGATTAATTAACGGTGCCACGCCTTCACCAATCATAAAAGACCGTGTCATTTCTGTCTGCAGGGTATTCATGAGCTGCGTTTTATTCTCCCATATCCGCTGTGAAAAGTCTTTACCGTCGCTTGCCCACGGCTTGGATACTGCGGTTTCTATATCCTGCTTTGCTACTTCCTTAAATGTGGAAAACTTGCCTTTCAATTTTTGCACTTCATACGCCGTTTTGTAAACGCTGTCTTCATATACTTCAGAAAGCAAACTACGCATGCTTAGATTTTGCGATTTTGCCAGTTCTTCAACATACCGCGATGTCTTAATATATAATTCCTGGCTCCTGTCCAACCGTGCGCGAATAGAAGCTTTATCCAACATTTTGATATATTTTTGTGGAAGGTCTTTCTTCTTGGCCAGTTTGATATATTCTTTTAATGTCAGTTGAAATGCTTTTAACTCCCGTGCATCGAGTTCCCTTTTCGCATCAGCCAGAGATATTTCATTTTCTTTCGCGTACCGATAATACCAGTCCAACGCTTCCTTTCGCAATGCCGTCAGGGCTTTCATGTATTCCCTGCGCATAGCAGCCGTGACGGTTTCTGCTTTCCCCATCTGCTGCCGTTTCAGCCTTTCAAAACGCTTTTCCCAGTAGTTCATTCTTCAGCACCGTTAGGCTCATTTGCCGCATAATCAGGCATGAGAGATTCCGCATTTTCTTTTTCAAGCCGTGCCAGTTCTTCCGCCGTATCTTTCGTCCACGGATGATTTGCTACAATGGTTTCCTTACTGATGATCCCGACAGAGTTTTTGCAGTTTTGAATCACTTCCGATTCATTGACGGGCGTATCCCTGTTAAAGATGAATTCTACCTTATTTTTATCAGGATTCGCGCCGCTAATACGCAAGAATGTATTCACAAACCACATCAGCTGCTCTAGACTTGCTTGGAATTCCATTTCCATATTATTAGCATCTAAGTCTATGTCGCTGTAAATAGAGCGGATATTCATCTGATTGGGGTTGTTTGACATCCGGTCATCTTTGGCATCAAAACCATGGCCGTTTTCAATAATCGCCTTCTTTAGCAATCTGATAATCAAGTCATAGTTGTCCGCGTTGACTTCAATGCTAAGCGTCCGCACATCGCCTTTTCTGTCTTCCGTTCCTACCTTGATTACACCGTAAGCAATTAAGTTCCGGCGGAATTCCGATAAATCCTCGCCTTCATATCCCTCCAGAATCAGAATGGTGCTGCGAATGTCTTCCGCCATGTTATCACTGTAATTGCTCAAGAGTTCATTCAGTGCGTCCTGTAAACACTTCACACGGCTTATCAACGGAATTTCCCGATTATTGTACTTGAACGCAATCAGCGGCACCCTGTCCCAATTAAATGGCTCCCCGTTCACCGTGAGGTAGTCGGCGTCTGTCTGCTCTACATCGGGAATAAGCTTTTTACTGTCCGTGTAAATGTATCGACGTATACCCCCAGTCGTATAGTGTTCTACTTTCCATATGATTTTCGGCTGCGTGCCCTCATAAGTAAAGACAGAATAGATCCGCAGAAATGAGTCCAGTATTTCATGTTCTTCATCTACCCAAAACGGGAGAATCTGTTCCGGAGCGAACCTCTTGAACTGAAGCTCGCCATTTGAGATGTACGGATGCAAGTACCCCATCCCGCAGTTCAGTACGTCCGTTCCCAGATTCTTCAATCGGCGGCGGAATGTTTGATT